ACAGCGTTGAAAGATATCCAACCGCTAGGTGTTTGCTTTCTTTTTGGAGGTAAGAAGGCTAGTAGTTCTTGGTCAATTAGACTCATACTACTATTTTAGCCTCTGTATAGCAGTTTGTCAACAGTTCCGGTGTATTGTGTTTGATCGTTCAATCCTGGATAACCAACAGGATTATCTGGAATATGTAACAGATTAACATAGGTAAATGCACCTTGGAAATTGAAATAATCAATACCTGTAAAATTTTGGTAATGGCGCGATTGGACATTAGCGAATGTGCTAGGATTGCCTGGAGGAGGCGGTCTGTTGTCTACAGTACCTTGTATATAAACTTCGCCTGTATAATTTGTCATATACACAGCCGCAGTATGATATTCTCCGTTTGAATGAAATTCTGGATAGGCTCTTAATTCACCACTTACAAATAAAAATGATCCAGCATTGTAATCTCGATTTAGAAATTTTTGGAAAGTAGTAACTTCCTGACTTGGAGCCAATGCGGGCATGAAATCATGTGCCAATTTAATTGTCCCCGCCATGCCGTAGTAAGTATTAGCATACGCAGGTGTGTATGTACCGTCTGTAGGATCTAATTGTTTGATACCAAATTGATAGTTACCAGTGTCTAATCCCCATAAATCTCCTTCAAGTAAACTTAATTGAGTTAGTCCTTTTAACGATAAAGTAGAACCATCATCTAAGATAGTAAGTGCTTTTTCAATGATCAATCTTTGATTAGAAGCGTCAAACATACTGAACACAAACGAACTAGAAGATACATTCAACGGCTTTTGATCAGAGTTCTTAACCTGAAATTGTATGTTATTTTTCACTCCCTTCTGAAGGGTAATGTCGCGTTGGTACATAGTATTATTGATCCTCGAATTGTTGTCCAAATCCAATATAACACTGAATGAGTTTGGGTATAAATAGACTGGTAATTTTTGCATAATGATATTTATTCAATGACATCTAAGGACGAATTTCAAACTAACTTTCCATTTATAACCTGTATAAAAATAGGGGATAACGAGTACGTCGGGATTATCATAAATCTCGATAATAACGTAGTCAGCCTTTACAATTATAGCGATATACGTACAGATACTGAGAAACAACTTTTCTTAGAAATGGGCGAAGTTTGGTGGTGGGAATCAAATCGTAAGATTCCTATTAACATTTTTCTTAAAAAAGAAATGGGTAATTTTAAAACCTACATCAAAACTTTTAACAGTAAAGATGTTGAAGTAATTTTTGGACCAACTGTCAATTTAAGTGAAATTGCTGAAAAACGTGTAAAACGTAAATCAATTCAACTTATTAGATCCCCTAAGCGTCCGCTACGCTAACACCTTCACAAATTAAATTCATCTGGATTACAATGGCCATAGCATAGGCTACTGCGTGGGCCTTTTTAAAGAAATATTCATCATTGGTTGGTTTCGTCCAAACTTCGTTCATAATCGTAGTCCAGTCTTTCCCAATCAGATAACGTTTCGCAGGGCGAATCATTGCTAGGACCGCACTTAATTGTTCCACGGAAGTAGGGCAGGTCTTCCTTAGTATATCCCCGTGCCCGTTCAAGTGAAATAACAGATTTGTAAATTCGTCTTCCAAAAGCAAATTCCATAATGGCTCCTGATTCATTAATTTAATTAAATGATCCTCGTCTCGAACACCGTTATACATTCCAACATTTAAAAAATCAATTTTAAAATATCCTCGTTCTTCCGCTTCTTTGTAGTCTATCGAAGCCATATGTGTTAGAGGATTGTACGGAATAGAAGTACAATAAACTCCTGTGTTGTGCTTTTTGAACCCGTTGATAGTCGCAGGGACATGTTCAACTATGTTGAGGACCTTGCTTCTATCGGCGAAATCAATATCAATATCAGGCATTTGGTAAATCTAACTTTCCACTGTTTGCTAATGATAACATTAAACTGTAATTTTCGTAAGCCTTTTGAACAGCCGCAAATTTTCTTCTCAAATATTTTTCATTTTCTTTTTGTTCCATTAGTATTTCAAACAGATTATAATGTCCTGTTTTGCCCATATGGTTGAATACTTCGGCTTCAAAATTTGCTATTCTTTCTAATTCACTTTCACTAATTTCTACAGTATAAAGTTTTTCAGTCTCATAAAAAATAGGTTGATCTATTACATTATAGTCATCTTGTGATACAAAAAATCTTGTACTAACTTTAGTAACCTTATGAGCACGTTTGTTTGTATCGACTATTGTTACTCTATGACGACTACAAAACTCTCTTATATTTTTCTCATCGTTAGTCAATTCCTGCCTCCTTACAGACTTCTTTAATCATAGCGATGTCGGCTTTAGATTCTTTAAATTTTTTAATCCAATATGCTACATCGAATGAAGGAGCAATAATATCTAATTGCTCGTCATTTAATTTACTGATTAAATCTTTTCCTGATTGACAATTTAATACAAGCCAAGGACTTACATAACCATTACGAATATCATTAACAGCACGATTAAGATTAACATATAAAAAATAATGAGCAAAGTTGGCGTTATTGTTATCACCCCATTCCATCATATGAGACAGACTTCTTTGAATAGCACTTTCGCAAGGTTCTAATTTTATCATTTCAAAAAGATATGTATCATACAGTTCATCTCTACACCAATGATCTAATTTAACTCCGCTTTTAATAACAAAGTCAACAAACTTATCTGGGTATAAAGGATTAACATTATTAACAAAACTACCAAACTTTACAAAGGCATTGTAGTACGGACTTTTACAAAATTCTTCGTATGTTTTATCTTTTTTAGCGCCTTGTGTTAACTTAAAAAATCTATTAAAGGCCATGTAGCCTGCTTGGACACGTTTTTCATCTTTTTGCATTGCCCTTCTTTTATTTTCACACATGTGAGCGTATAGAGTTTTTTCTTTCATAAAACTCTTGCCACAATGAAAACAATTGAAAGGTTGTTCAACCAATGCTATCATTTAATGTTCCGTTAAGTGACCTTGCTAAGTTGCTAGCAAAGAATGCCTTTTCATTTACTGAGTTAAATTCTTTTCCTTCAAGATATAATTTAACATCTTGTTTACTTTCGTTTTCTAGAAAAACTTTTCCGTCGGCATCTATGCCCACTGTCCAGAAATTATTCATAATCTTTCCTTTGTTTCTTATCAAAACCCATTTTGTCGAATAACTCAGTGATGTCTTTTTTGTCCATCATTGATGCTAGCAATTTGATTTCATCCATCTTCATGGCTGGGTACAGTTCTGCTAATAACTTTTCAATTTTGTTTGCTTTTTGTTTTTTACCTGCGGCTAGATACGGATGGTATGCGCTCATGCCTACACCTGTTGCCGCAAACATTTTCCACAATAGCGCCTTATGGTCTTTACTCAGTTGCCAATGGCCTTTGTTGACTAGTTCGTTAGTCATTTCTAAAAAATGTTCTTGTACGTCTCTATCACCTTCAACGTTAGAAACATATCTCATAAGAATATAAGGAGAGAATTCTTTTTTCTCCTTATCATCTAAATTATCGTAGAAATTATAATCTTTAAGATCTACAGCCTTAAGTTCTCTTTTTATGTCCAATGTCATCTTTTATAGTATAATACACAGTTTTTGCTTGTTCAAGTATATTGGCTAACGTTGTATTTTCTTTAGCCGCCCGACGAATTTCTCCCCATAATTGATCTTCTCTCATTTGATCAATCAATGGGCGTCCATCTCTAGTCCTTGGATCAAACGTAGGATTGTCTTTATTGTAATCCCAACCAACAACTTGTCTAGTGCTAGGATCAGAACCGAACTCTCTTGAGTAGACTACGTTATCTACACGTTCATGAATATAGGTTGCGCCTGGTTTAAGTGTGCCCATATTACCAACATTTGCTATAATCTACTAGTTCACTTTGACGACTAACATCTTTAACAAAGAAGGCGCACGGTGATTTATGTCCGGGAGCAAGAGGAGTAGTAAGAAGTTGACCTGGCTTCATTTTAGGAAAATACCATTTAACATCTTGATACACATCAATAATATCAATATCAAAAAATTCTGGTCTAAATCCACTTAATGGATTAAATGTAAATGTTCTAAAACCTCTATCGTTTAGGCTTGTTAGTGGTAACACTTCCATTTCAGGGCCAGTTGGATCTCCTACAATAGTACACCAATCAAGTGGCATATTAATAGTATACGGTCCTACTTTCAATACAGCCGCAGGTGCTGTAAAACTTTCTAAAAAGATTAAAGGAATGAAAAAATAATCAGGATTATTAGGATCGCTGTTATCTAATACACTGAACCTCAAATCCTCATCTATCTCGTCGGGCAGATCGTTCAAATAAAACGTCTTATCCTCTAATGTTAAAATTTGCATTAATATTTTACCTTATCTATTGTGAACGGATATTTTGCTTCTTTATAAAACCTTTTCCGTTCTG